GTTGACGCGGGTGAAATGACAATCGAAGATTACGAGGACAAGAGGGCGGTACTGGAAGAAGAGGTGTTCGAGATTCGTCTTGAACGCAAACAACCCAAGCAGCAGCAACAACAGACTGCACCTACCGAAGATTTGTACCTCGCAGAGCAGACGGCAAAGCTGGCTCAGAACTATCAGTTTCTTAATGAACTGACTGAAGAGGACATGGCCCCGTTCTACGATTTGGCGATTCGTCAGGCAGCACGTGAAGGCGTAAGACTTGTCGGTGCATCGGGCACTCTTGAACTGCGTAAGCGTATGGTGGAACTTGCGGCCAAAGTGTATCAGCCGGAGGCAAAAAAAGAAGCAGCAAAACCAGTTGCAGACCAGTCTAACGACAAGTCTGCTGCTCTCGAAGCGAAACTGAAACTGCAAGAAAGAATGCCGCCGGATGCAACAAAAATAGGGAACGGAGGGGACTCTACGGCAATGAGCGAATCAGAAGTTGCTCGCAGGCTGTTTGACCCAAACACGACGACTGAGCAGGCCGAAGCATTACTGGACTCTCTGCCGCCAGCACTCCGTGATAAGTTAAGCGCGAGGTAACTCGCTAACCAAGGGAGGCACAAATGGCTTTTACTGCATTCGGCGCATTGAGCGCATTGCAGAAGCGTGTCTGGCTTGACCAAGTCGCAGTACAGGGACGGCATCGCAGCTTTTGGCTGTCGAACGGCTTTGTATCTACCGACGAAAACAATACCGGACTTCCGGTTACGAAAGTGACCAAACTGAATGAAACTGAGCGTGGTACTGAGGCGGTCATGCCGCTGGTTCCCGACTTGGACATTAACAGTGGTGTCGTGAATGACAATGAGTTGGAAGGGAACGAAGCTGTACTCGGTGCAGACTCCCAAACCATTCGCATTGACCAGTTGCGCAACGCTGTGAAATCGAAGGGTCGCATGGCCGAACAGGAAACTGTTATCCGGTTCCGTGCGCAGGCTCAAGACAAGCTGGCGTTCTGGCTGGCAGACGTTAAGGACGAACTGATGTTCCTGACGGTTGCTGGACGTGCGTATACGCTTACCACCGATGGCGCGACTCGCGCAGCATCACAATTGCCCGACTTGAAATTCGCGGCAGACGTGGCGGCTGCTTCAACGAATCGCATTATCTACGGCGGCGCGGCAAACTCTGAAGCATCACTGACGGCCAGTGATACGATGACGTGGAATCTCGTGGTGAAAGCTGCGGCATTCGCGAAACGTAAAGCAATTCAGCCGATTCGTCAAGCTGGACGCGAGTACTACTGTATCGTGATGTCCACTGAGCAAATGCGTGACTTGGTTCAGTCTGCCGATTACAAGGCGATTGTGGCTCAAGCTGAAGCGCGTGGCTCACAAAACCCGCTGTTCGCAAATGCGAAGGCTGTGATTCAAGGTGTGGTGCTGTACGAACACCAAAAGGTTTATCACACGCTTGGCGGCACGGCATGGGGTGCTGGTAACAGCGTTCATGGCGCACAAGCTGCACTTATCGGGGCGCAAGCCTTGGGTATGTGCGAACTGCGCGGCAAGGCGGCAATGGCAGAGTCCGATAACAAGGACTATGACAACAGGGTTGGGATTGGTATCTCCAACATTTTCGGGCTGCTGAAACCTCAGTACAAGTCGAAGTATGACGCGAATGCTGTGGAAGATGCTGCTGTCGTTTCAATCAAAACCGCTGCGGCGGCTTAATAGGAGGGTGATAAAATGACACAATATGTGCGTACTACCTTCCAACTGAAAGATCAGGACGGCAAGGCCATTACGGGTACAGGCGGACAGGTTCATGTCGCGACTGCTGATAGTGCTGCGAAGGCAACGCTTACCGATGTGAATGGAGTGGCAGCGTCCAACGCTGTTGCCCTCGTTTCAGGTGGGGCTGAGTTCTACGTGGTGAACACAGTGGCCGAAGTGGACTTGTATATCCAAGCCCCTGATGGGCAATTCGTGGTTAAGAAGGGCGTTGCAACTGGTGGTCACTATGATGTTGTCGTGGATTTGTATGCCAAGGCACAGGTCTATGTGATTCCTTTTGCTGCGGTTGACTTGACTGCTGCAACTGAAACAGATACAGGCTTCGTCCTGCCAGCGCACTCTCAAGTGCTTGGCAAGTACAACGGCCTGAGCATCCGTGTCGCTACGCTGGAAGCAGCGGAAACGATCACTGTCGGCACACTGGAATCCGGTGGTGCAGGTGGTGGTGATGCTGACGGGCTTGTAAATGCCGTCACGTTGGCGGCTGCGGCCCATGTGGTCGCGACTGAAGGCGCACTGTTCAGTACCAGTTTGCCGTACATTGCCGACACAGCTACGGAGAAATCCATCAGCGTGACGACCAGTGCCGGAACTGCGGTAGCGAAGGGCTTTGCAATCTTGCCAGTTGTTCTCGAATAACTGCTTGAAAACAAAGTAGTCATGTGGTATCATAGGGGTTGGAAGGAAACTTTCAGCCCCTATTAACCAACTGATTAAGGAGACTTAAATGCCAGAGATTGAAATCGGATACGTTGTTGACACGCTGGCTGTAACCGCTGCGCGTAAACACGCTATCACAGAACAGAGTGGCATTGTCACATATTACGAACTCAAGGCAAATGAATTCACCAAGATGCCTCGTGACCATGCAATGCGTTTCCTGTGCGACCCCGCTTTTGTTGTAAAGGACGTGGAAGGCAAAGTCATGCGTCCGGTTGCCAAGAAGGAACACACTTCACACGTACAAATTCCGGCAGGGTTCGTGATTGCTGAACTTGCAGAATTGTCGCGTGAGGCACTGTTCATTCGTTGCAAGCTGTGCGTTGGCTCAGAGTCCGTCCATCCGAAAAAGACTCCGGTTGCCGACATGATTGAATTCCTAAATCGTAATGCCACTACACCCGGCGTAATCACGCCCGAAGTAATTGGCGACGTTGATTTGGGAGCATCCTCCGACGAACTCGATGCGATGTTCGGAAAAGAATAACTCCGGGAGGGGAATACGATGGTGTGAAAAGCCATGCTGGATAAACGTAACCAGCAAGAATTTTAGGGAGAGAGAATGAGCGGCAAGTTAAAGGTTGTTGAAATTGCAACTAAGGCACTTGAGAAAATCGGCGCGTTTACCGCGAACATGACCGCGCCTGACCCTGACGAATTACGAAGGGCCATTGAGTGGCTGGACATTACGGTTGCTCACGTCGCAGGCACAAACAGACTATTTTTTCTAACTCCAGTAACCGTCACCTCAACACTCACTGCCGCCACTTCAAGCTATGTACTCTCAACTTTGATGGGGGTAAACTTTCCTGCGACTGGCATGGCGTTTCCGGTTGAGGCGTACTTACGCGATTCGAGTGGTAATGACGAGCCTCTTGAACTTATCAATCGTGCTGAATACGAAGAGATTGAGGATAAAACCACAAGCGGCCCTCCTGAAAAAGTCTACATTGATAGGCTGTCTGCAAATCAAAACATTTACGTTTATCCTGTCCCGTCTGACGGAACGTACAGTTTGAGGCTGGTGTTCCAGTCATATCCTGCTACGCTTACCGGGGGCACTGTCGCTGGCGCGGGAAATCTTGACCACGGATTTACACAGGAATGGCAGCTTTATCTCATTATGTCCTTGGCTGCGACGATTGGCTCAGGGCCAGTGCGTACACTGCCGTCAGCCGAAACTGCGCGCATGGAACAAATCGCAGGCGCAGCATTTGCGCGCCTGATGATATACGGCAACACTCAGAAAACTTCCACTTCGCAGCGAACAAAGGGGGCTTTCTAAATGCGAAGCTCAATTCAAGACTTTTCGTTAGCTAACAGAATTTATGCGGGAGCCACTGTTACTTTTTATACAGTACTCGTGGGAGTAAAGACTGCTACAAAAGCTACCTTGTATTCGGCTTCGGTAAACGGGAACATTATCGTAAATCCTGTTCATCTTGATGTTGATGGAAAATTCTCGCAAGCAGTTTATATTTCTGAGGACGTGATTGCAACAGTAAGTGGTCTGACCATACCAGACCATGACACCGGGATAATTAAATTAGTGCCAACGTCTAGCTCAGGCTCATTTGTAGCCACTATGACAGGGGGAGCAACTTCCCCCACAACAAGTATAAATTATTCGCAGGTCGGGGCGACAGTAGTTATTACAGGCGACCTCACTGGACTTACTGCGACAAGCAACAGCACATCGAAAACGCTCACAGGTACGCCTAGCGCGATTTGGCCTCTTGTGGCTCAGACGATTCCTATTTTATCAAAAGATAACGGAGGTGTGTTCAAGGCTGCAATCGCTGTTGTAGGGACTGACGGAGTGATTACAGTATACCCTAATTTCGACGATATTCTGTGGACTGCTTCTGGTGTCTGTGCAATCAAGATTATTCCAGCGGAGTATGTTATCGAATGACTACTCCACGTTACAATCTAACAGACTTTGAGTTGCCAAACCCTATTTACAGTGGGATGCAGGTATTTTTTTACACCGAGTCGGGTGGAGAAAAAACTGCAACAAAAGCTATTCTATACGGTTCAACAGGGGGTTCTGATAAGCTGAAAAACCCACAGTACCTTGATGATGACGGCAAATTCTTTCAGCCTGTGTATGTCGCTTCGCCAGTGTTCGCTGTAGTTGTAGGGATGACTGTGCAAGACCATTCAACGGGCGATGTCAACGATACACCTGACGAAAGTGAAGTAGCTGGTATCGCAGGAACCACTGATACGACTGGTAATTGGTATGACGCTGACGGCACGACGTGGGACACTGATACGGTCTATTCAATCGGTGACGAAGTTACTTTCAGGCATATCAGCTATTGGGCCATCGACGAGAACAGTGCTAACAACCCTCCTGATAGCCCCTCGCATTGGTCACTCTCTTTTGTCCCTGTGCCTGAACCTTCCATCGCGTATGCTACGTGGAATCCGGCAGACAAGGATGCGCAAGTCGCTTTATCTGGCGGAAATCTAATTGCAACGTGTGCGACCTCTGGAAACGGTACAGCGCGCAGCACGATAGGCAAAGCCTCTGGCAAATGGTATTGGGAGAACACACTTACCACTTTTGTAGACACGCAGGAAACAGGCGTGTTCATGGGAGTAGCTTTGGCTACAGCTAATCTAGCGTTTCCGTTAGGATTTGATGTAAAGGGGTGGAGTTACGATTCAGAAAATGACCCGCCTCAAGCTGGATATAAATACAACGGATTCGGCACGAGAACTGCCTACGGTGAGGCTCACGTACAGGGCGACGTTATTGGCGTTGCACTGGACATGGACACAGGCACATTAGTTTACTACAAGAACGGGGTTAGCTTAGGCACTGCATATAGTGGTTTGTCAGGCACAATATACGCCGCGATAGGCGTGTCAAATAATGCCCCTGAAACATACGTGACAACCTCTAATTTTGGAGCCTCCCCGTTCACATACACACCTCCCGTTGGATATAACTCCGGGCTGTACGAGGAACTTTGATAATGCGCAACGGAATCTCAGACTTCTCGCTGTCAAACTCTCTTTACAGGGGGGCCACGGTTACGTTTTACACCGTATCCTCGGGGGTGAAAACTACGACGAAGGCTGCCGTTTACGCGGGGATTACAGGTTCAGCAACTCTCGCTAATCCGCAGACGCTTGACAATAACGGGAGGCTGTTCCAGCCAGCCTATGTTGACGCGCCTGTGATAGCTGTGGTGAGTGGACTGACTATTCCCGAACATGAGACTGGTGTGATTAACGCTGTCCTGTCTGCCGATTCAATCGCTGATGTTCTCACGTCATTCGCGTTATCCACTGGTTCAGCTTTGATAGGCTTTATCCAAGCAGGCGTATCTGCGGTGCTGCGCACGGTACAAAGTAAGTTGAGGGAAAACTTTTCGGTTGAAGATTTCGGAGCGGTTGGGGGCGGCGCGACGGATGACCGTGCCGCGATTCAAGCTGCAATTGATGCGAAGTTTGTGGCAGGAGGAGGCGAAGTCTTATTCGGGGCAAAAACTTACGCAGTCGGTGACGCGCTCGTATTAAAGACGGGTGTGATTCTCTTGGGACAGGGTAGTTCCGCAACTCGAATTTATTTGTTGGATGGAGCTAATTCAAACATTCTTGAAACAGTTGACTTTGCTACGCTCACTGGCTCAAACCTGTGGCATGTAGCAGACGGTGTTCCTTACGGGTTCGGGGTAGACAAGATGACCCTTGACGGAAATTCAGCAGGCCAGACTGTCGCAGGCGGAGTAGCATTTTATGGCAAAGGCTACAGTGTTGGTGATGACCTGAAAATCGTGGACACATTCGGAGTTGGATTTTATTCAGAATGCGCCTTTGTCGGTGGACAAGAATCCGAATTTGATATGCCCGAGGGACGTATAGGCAAACTGTCTGTTTATAAGGCAGGGCAAGAGGGCGTGATTTACAGGGGGCCGCATGACCAACCTATCGGCGACATTTTCGTTTCGCAGGCGGGGCAACAGTCTCCGTGCGATGGAGTTATTTTTGACGCTAAGTCGGGCGCATATCAGGGTGCTACAGACGTTTCGGGTGTGGTTCATAGTTACGCTAACACTGCCAGAGGAATCACGATAAGATGCCAGCTAAAGGGAGGCCATATTATCGGTGAATCGAATGTGAAGGAGGGCGTTTACTTTGAGGGACAGCATCCAACTGGCGAATGGGTTGGGTCATGGTACAGTGAAATCGCCATGCTTGAGGCGTACAACAACGGACAAGGAAATCCCGGCGACGTTTATGAAGTTCGTTCCGAGGCTGTTAGAACTACAATCGGCGATTTGTTAATTGCTTGCCGCGAAGCTGGTGAAAGCATCGGCGGGTTGTATAACACAGGGCCGGGCAACAGGTTTGAAGGGGGGACGATTACTGACGCGGGACTCACAGTTGCTAATCGCACTGGGTTCAAGTCTAGCGGAAACCACGTTTATGCAAATCTGAGCATTTTAGATTTCGATGTTACTGGCGGTGTTTCGTTCGAGAGCGGCACAGGCGCAAACTGTAACTACAGTATCATCGCTCACGAATTTGACACGGCGTGGCTTAACAGCGGCTTGAGTGCATTGTCAAGTTTCAAAATTTATGCGAACTCTAACTCAGGCACACCAGTTACAGATACGGGTTCACTTCTTCAGACGAACAGTTACGATGTCACGCTATCTGCGGGGGCGACTGTCAGGCTGTCGTGGTATAAAGGCCCGACGAGTTCAATCGTATTCGGTTCTACTTCAACAACGATTAGCCACTTAGCTTTTAAGACACCGAGACCTGAAGAAATCATAATCGCTAAGACGAACGATTGGGCCACTAACCGCCAGTGGATAGATAATATCACGGCCACAACTTTTGACGTAGTTACCGATACCGCTGCTCCGGCAGGTGGTTTGTTATTTTCTTGGAGGCTGGACATTTAACGGAGAGCAGAATGAGTTACAGCGAAACGGTTGAAATCACAAAACACCTAGTTGACGCAAGCGCGGCAGGTACGGCGGTTGCAACCGTAGTGGCAGCACTTCCGCCGATTGCAGCATTGTTTACGATAGTCTGGACAGCCCTTCGCATTTACGAAATGATATTGGGACTGCCTTTTAATGCGACACCTTTTGGCATGGGGCTGAAGAAATTTTTGACAAGGAGAGAATAAAATGCTCGAACTGATACTTACTTTGCTCGGTGGTGGACTCGGAGGTTTGATGCGCTTGCTGCCTGCCGTGCTTAAATTGTTCGGAGACAAGAAGGATGCTGACCACGAGTACCGCATGACTCAATTACAAGTGAAGATCGACGCTGCACGTGCTGCCGCTGACCTTGACAAGATACATGCACAAGGTGACGCATCCGAAAAGGACAAGACATTGCTTGCCTACATTGAGGCAATCAAAGGCCAAGGCCAAATGAGCGGCGTTAAATGGGTTGATGCCCTTAATCAGTCTGTTCGCCCTGTGGTGACATACTGGTGGTTGATTCTGTTTACCGTATACAAGATTGCTACACTGGTCATTGTGGCGGCTACGGTTCCGACACTCGCAGAATTTGTCGTAGTCATGTGGACACCTCAAGATTGGGGCATCCTTTCGATGATTCTCGGATTCTGGTTTGTTGACAGGTCAATTCGCAAGGATAACGGACGATAATGGCTTCCGAAACTTTGAAGGGCTTGATACGAAGATTTGAAGGCTTGAGGCTCAGCGCGTATCAGTGCCCTGCTGGGGTTTGGACATGCGGATACGGCAGCACTGGTAAGGACGTTGTTGCAGGGGTAAAGTGGACTGTAGACTACGCTGAGCAGCGAATGTCGGACGACGCGGAGTACTACGAACGGGCAGCCGCAAAGTTGTGTCCGTCACTGCGTGGTGATTCACTGGCCGCGATAGGTGACTTTGCTTATAATCTCGGGGTTACCCGGCTTGCTGCCTCAACGCTTAGGCGCAAAATAAATTCAGGCGATTTGGACGGAGCGAGAATTGAGTTGGCGAAATGGGTACGTGGTGGAGGAAAAATTCTACCGGGCCTTGTGATTCGTAGAAATGTTGAAGCAGCGTTATTGAAATGAGGGAGAATTAAATGTCAGCTAGAATTGCAGAGTTTGATACGTGGCGCGCAGGATACGGTGGTGCGACGGTAAATGTGTATTTGGCCGGAACAACTACGCTGGCTTCAATTTACACCGATGAAGCGTTGACGGCAGGCGCAGACAATCCACAGACTCTCGCCTCGTTAACTCTGGACGAAGTGATCTACGGGAAATTTGCCGTTCCAGTTTATATCGGCGAAGCCTATGAGCTTGACATTGTGTCGCTCGACCAGACTGGCATCATCCGCATTCCGATTACCTCCCTTAGTGGTGAGAATGCAGGTGCGGCTACGGTTATTCCGACAGGTGGTGGAGTTGCGGCAACTTTGAGCGACTTGACTGCGCGTGAATTTTACGTTGAAGATACTGCCTTACTTGACGTTAGTGCGGCGACAAACAGTGCGACAATCACAACTGCAATGGGTAGACCTGCTGCTGCTGGCGGTGGATATGCACACCTACCTGACGACAACGCAATTCCATTTAATCAAATCACTGTTCCTGACGCTGTAATTTTGAAAGGCAGAGGGCGTAGCGGCACACCAACTGTGCTGCAAAGCCAAGTCGCAGACAAAGCAATTACTCTCGGTACAGGGAGCGGCTTGGAAAATGTAGTCGTTGACGGCGTTGTAAATTCGGCCAGTAGCATCGGCATTTATTCCAAGGCTGAAAACGAAACACATTTGCAGGACGTGCTGGTTAAGCGACTCGCGACTGGCATCAAACAACTTGGTGGGCGTAACGCCAACTGGAACGAACTTTACATTGATTCCTGTGGAGTCGGTGGAGACTTCAGAGGCGACTTGGACGGCTCAGGCGGGGACTTGTGGACACAGAACTCGTGGTTTGGTGGGAAGGTATCAAACTGTACCACAACTGGCGTATTGCTCTCCTATGAGGACAAGGTGGTAAGTCATGTTAGCATTCACAATGTTGAATTTTCCGATAACACCGGGACAGCGTTATCCCTGAATGGCGCGAGATTCGTGACGTTGACTGATTGTAATTTTTCAGGAAATACGACAAACATAGCAATTGCAGACGACAGCGATACCAGCGTGACGGATAACACGATTCTATCGTTCCACATGGTAGGCGGCTCGATTGTAGGAGGTGCAGTAACCTTTGATGGTTCGTGTGTTGACGTTGTTTTTGAGCGGGTGAACATTTCTGATGTAGACTTTACATTCACTAACCTCAGCGGAAATATCGTATTCAAGGATTGTATCGAAGATTCCGATGTCACCTTGTCAGGCCAAGGAACCAGACTGACAAGGCAGTACACTGAACTAGGCGATGCACCCGGTTCTCTGGTAACTACGACAGATGCGGTAGCGTTGAAGGCTTGGGAAATTACCCTGCTGCCGGGACAAAAAGCGTGGCTTGAAGCCAAGGTGATCGGCGTTCAGCGCAACGGCACGGATTACGGCATGTACCATATTGGTCGTGCTGCGCACCGTCCGGGTTCGACGTTGGCGTACAAGGCTCAGACAGGCAACTTTACTCTTGGACAAATTCTTGTCGGTCAGACGAGTGGCGCGTTGGCTAGAATCATCGGAGATACTGACGCAGGCTTAACGGGAACGTTGGTTCTGAAAGAAATCGTGGGGGTGTTTTTGGATAACGAGCCTCTCGAAGATACTGCCACTGGCGCGGCAACTTGCGACGGTGTGCTGACACCTCAGAATGCAGTGCTGTTGGGAAGCACAACTTCGATTGAGGCTGCCGTTGAGACGGTTGCAGGGTACGCTTCGGACTTTGCCGTGAGTAGCGGGAATGTCCAAGTAAACGTAACTGGCGACACCGGAGACACGATTGACTGGACAGTAAACGTAACAAGCACGACTAATTGACATGGGAAAAGACAAAAACATACCGTTCGATAAGTTGTTCCTGAACGTCAAGGAAGCCTGCTTGACTCGGGGCAGTGCTGCTCTTGAAAACGCTTATGTGAATGAACTCGGTGAAATCAGCAGATTTCCCGGACTCGCCTCTTTTGTCACGCTGTCTGGAACAGCTAACGTTTATTTGCACGAGTGGCAAGGTGACTTGATTGCAGTGTGCGGGTCACGTACTTGGAGAGTTTCAAAGTCAGGTGTTGCAACAGAGGCGACAGGTGTGCAAGTGTCGGGCAATGGTAGGGTCATGTTCGACAGTACACCGAACGAATTGCTGATGGCAGCAGGGGGGCCGATTGTCAGGCTGGCTGCCGAAAAGACAGAAATACTCAGTGACGACGCGCCTCTCTCAACTCACGTTGGATACATCGGCGGGTTTGCGATGGCGATCGAATTGAACACTGGCCTGTTCTTTCACAGTGCCGCTAACGATTTCAGGTCGTGGGACGCGATTGATGTTTTTGCAGCGGATGCTAGGCCGGACAGATTGAACTCACTGCTGATTACGCCGTACAGTGAAATCATGCTGGCTGGTGACGATTCAATTGAGCAGTGGGAAAAGCTGCCTGCTGTTGGCGACCCTCAATTCCAGCGTAGGTGGGCTATCGGTGAAGGAGCTTATACGCCCTACGTTCTGACCTTTGCGGATAACTCGTTGTGGAGTTTGAACAAGAATCGGGAATTTGTCAGGGCATCCGGCCAAGTATCGCGGCCTAACAGTGACGACATCGGGGGCAGAGTACTTGAACCTGTGGATAATTTTGACGGTGCGTGGGCTTCTTCGATTTTGATTGCAGGGCAAAAGTTCATCATCTTGCAGTTGCCAGAAGCGACGAACGTGTACGGAACGAAAGGAATCACGCTACTGTACGATTACAGACAGAGTAAGTGGGTATCTTTGTTTGGATGGGATGCTGATTTATCTCTGCCGAACTGCTGGCCGGGTAGAAGTGTTTACACGCTTTGGGGCAGGCACTTTGTCGGGGGCAACGGGCGCATTTACGAGTTGAAAACCGATGTCTACCAGAATGGCTCGGACTTGCAACGGGTACTCTGGCGTTCTGGCAACGCTGGCTTCGGCTCAGTCAGAATTGATAACTTGAGGCTTAGACTGAAACGCGGATTGACAAATTCAAATGATGCCAGAAAACAAATCTCAGTGCGTGTCTTGATTAACGGGAGATACTGGACGAAGTGGATTCGCAGACAGCTTGGCCGTTACGGAGAGACTGACGCTTGGATTGAATTCGGGCAGATAGGTTGTGCTGATACTTTTCAGATAGAGGTGAACATGACTGACGCTGAAGAGTTTGAGCTAATCGAAATGAAAGTTGAGTTGACACCAATCAAATGAGCCACGGAACCGAACCCTTACGCCCACCTAGATTAAGCGGCGACCCTCAATCAGATTATCCCGCACTGATTGAATACCTGTGGTCGTTCTGGCGCGCAGTGACTTCAAATTTTGTGAATGTGGCTGATGTAGGTGAGACTGTTCAGCCCACTACGCAAATGCTATCCGCCCTTGCTCCGCTGGTTCCGGCTGCTGACAAATTGCCCTATACCACGAGCACGAGTGCTGCCGCACTAACTGACTTCACTGCATTTGCCAGAACTATTCTTGATGACGCGGACGCGGCAACAGTTAGAGCGACTCTTGGCCTCGGGGCACTGGCTCAACTTAACAGTGTGAGTACGAGTTACATTGACAACGACGCAGTAACTTACGACAAGTTGCAAAATTTGACGACGACAGGGGTGTTACTTGGCAGGCAAAGCGCGGGAGCAGGAAACGTCGAAGAAATCCTATTCGGAAATTTAGATCACGCTACGCTTGGGAATCTGAACTCAGCCACTTACACCCACCTAACTGCAACGAATGCGACTGACTTAACGGATGCTGGCGACAGTGCGCTCCACTTCCATTCTGCTGATAGGGCGAGGGCTAATCACACTGGCACTCAGGCTGCGAGTACCGTACTACTTGAAAAGATTGGTTCCGCCACATACAGCACTGTACAAGAAATGAACAATCTGTTCCACTCGTCAGGATATTTTGACGGCGGTGAGGTTACTGATAACGGCGATGGCACTGTTGCAGTTGCTGCTGGAACTGGAACAATTCGAGCAACCGCATCGGAGCTTGCCACAGTCAAATTCTTTGATTGGGTTGCCGATTCTGTTGTTGCAATCACTCCCGATACGCCGAACTGGATTTATATTGACTACAACGCAGGCTCACCTGTTGTTTCAGTGTCTACCGTTGAGCCGACTGAACACTATACAAAAATAAAACTAGCAGTTGTGTTCTATGGCGATTCTGAAATGCACATAAACACTGCTGTCAGATACTTGGTTGCAGATCACGCTGCGCACATGGTTGAACAGATGCAGGCAATCATGCCGTATGCACATGCCAGCGGAGCAATTCTAGGAGAGACTGGCGCACGGAACTTAGCGATTTCCGAAGGGGTATTTTGGCACGGATTAGTTTCATTTACGACAGCCGCGCTGGATACTTCTGTTTCGGGTGAATTTCATACATACCATCGCGACGGGCTAGGGGGATGGACTCACGTTACTGGTGCAACTCAAGTAAACAACACTCAATACGATGACGGCTCAGGGGTACTCGCTGCGCTATCGGCAAATAGATACACTAATCGTTGGGTTTATTCGAGCGTAGACAGCGACGTTCACATTATTTACGGCCAGACGCAGGATTCTCAGTTAGCCGACATTGTAGACGAACAGCCCCCTGCTTCAATTCCCCCTGAGTTAATGAGTGACTCGTTCTTGATTGGCAGGATAATTGTGCGGGAGGGCGTGGCTACACTCGTTCAGGTTGACAGTGCTTACGACACTCACTTTTCATCATCGGCAGTCAGCGTACATAATGATTTAAGTGGACTACAGGGCGGTACTGCCAACGAGTTTTATCACCTAACAAGTGCCGAATATACTGGCAGCGGAACAGGGGCTTTTGCGAGAGTGAACAGCCCTGTGTTTACAACTCCGAACATCGGAAGTGCAACAGGGTCGGTGAGTGGAACTTCTGTGAACGTGACTGGCATTGTGGCGATTGCAAATGGCGGTACTGGTCAGGACACTGCACAAGAGGCGATAGATGCTCTGTCGCAAGTGTCGGCTGCGACGAATGAGTATGTTCTGACTAAGGACACGGCAACAGGCAACGCCTTGTGGAAAGTTGCAGCAAGTGGTTCTCTGGCTGACGGCGATAAGGGCGACATTACCGTGTCGGCATCCGGCGCGACGTGGACAATTGATAATGATGTTGTCACATTCGCGAAGATGCAAAACGTTGACACTGCCAAAGTCTTAGGACGTTCGACAGCGGGTTCTGGCGATGTTGAACAGTTGGCGACCACAGGCACAGGCAACGTGGTACTGTCGGCTTCGCCTACGTTAACTGGAACTATCGACTGTGCGAACATCACTCCGGCAGGGCTGATTGACATTTCAGGCGCGGCTGCCGGGCAAATCAAATTTCCTGCCGCTCAGAATGCAAGCGCAGATGCGAACACTTTGGACGATTACGAAGAAGGAACATACACTCCCACAGTCACAGGAGCAACAGTTGTAGGAACTCCTACCTATTCCGGCTTTTATACCAAGATTGGCAGGCAGGTAAGGGTGGTTGCGACGTTTACTAGCACAACGTCAATCAGCACCGCGTCTAAGACTTCTGCGTATTTTTCGCTACCGTTTCCCAAGCTATCAGGGCTGGGAGGGCTCGCTGTGGGTATCTGGAATAATTTTGGAACTAATGCAGACCTTGGTAATAACACCGTTGATGGTACTGGTTCTTATTTCCCACAACTTTCACCACAGAGCAACATCATGTGTGACTTAACTTACTTTACCGAGTCTTAACATGGAGCAGAACATGCCGATTTTCTGTAGCGACTTGACAGTAAGCACTCACTTGTGGTAAAATTAAACGTGGCAAAATAGGAGGATTGAATGGGTTATCAGGACAGAAGCGGATTACGGCCAAGCCGAAGCACCGAGGAACTTCAGACAGACAGTGGAAAGTCTGAAGATTTAAGCACTTCCCGGTCTAGCCGTGGCGGGTTCCGTGCGTCTGGTTCCGTATCGCCGTTGTGGGCCTCGCAGGAAACTGCTGAGGATACGGGTGTGGAAAAGGTGCAGCCTGCCCCCGCACCTGCTCCTAGTCCTGTTTCAAACTATTACGCCCCTGCCGTTCAAATGCCTCAAATGCCGCAGGCTCCCGGAATCGGTGAGCAACTGCTAATGAATGTTGGCGGAAAGATCGCAACAAATGTTGCAGGTAAGGCCGTGAACAGTATTATGGATTCGTTCAAGACCCCTCAGGCAAATCTGAGTGCGCCAACACCCGGCGCGGTGGGTGAAATGACTTCCTCAAGTACGGGTAACATCGGGGCTGGTCTTGGCGATTTTGGTGATAGTTACGACATCGGCGATGCGCTGAATTACACGACCCCTGCTTACGGATTGGCAGCAGGTGCAGCTTCAAGTTCAATAGGGCTAGGCGGACTAGGCGCGGCTGATTGGGCCTCGCCTACTTACAGTTTGGCTGGTGCTACAGGAGCAAAGGCAGTCGGAGGTTTGTCCTCTGCTGGATTCAGTGGATACGGCGCAGGCTTAGGCGATTTCGGAAGTGCTGTAGGTAGCGGAATTGGCAGCGTGGCAAGCACGTCAGCAGCGTTCAATGGCGGTTATTCTGCCGCTGCACCTTGGTTCAGTGCTGAGGGGGGAGGGGCAGCTTCGGCAATTAGTCCGTTCGGCGGCCCAGCCGCTTCGTTTGTTGGCCCCGCACTTGCGTTAGCTACAGGGAACGTAGGAGGTGCTATTGGCGGTTTAGTTGGAAACGCAGTTGGGGCGGCGGTTGGTAGTTCGATGGGTGGGGCTGCGCTAGGCGCAGTACTTGGCCCAATAGGAGGTATCGTAGGAGCTGTATTCGGCGGTGGTGGTGGTTCAGTCATTTGCACTGAACTTACTCTACGCAATGACGCTACTCTAACTGAGTTACAACTGGAATACCGTTACGTGAGAACTCTATCCGATTCAACGATTCGAGGTTACCGCTTGTGGGCTGTTCCTGTGACGAAGATAATGCGCAGAAACGAGCGCGTGTATGCCTTCGTCCGTCCGATTGCTAAACGCTTTATGAAAGAGTCTGCCGCACGAGTTGGACACGGCAAGGAGACTTTACTGGGGATGATTACAATTCCAGTCGCTTTGGCTATTTGCTGGACGATAGGGCAATTTGTTGGAGATACTGATTACGAACATTTATACGGGAGGGAAGTAAAATGAATATGCAAGCAATGCCGACTGACGCACAGCCGCAAGAGAGCGGTTCTGGAATGGGAGAAAAGATTAGGCAGGCCGCGCTGCAAGGACTTGCTCCACAGGAAATTCAAATCCTGTCCCAATCGGTGACTCCGCAACTTGTGCAGGTCATGGCTAAACTGTTCGGCGACCAAGCTGTGATGCTACTGTCTCCGCTTGTAAACTTGCAGGCAAGTGTCGTTCCTCAAGAATTGGCACAGCCTCAAATGCAACGGCAGCCGCAAATGGCACAGAATCCACTTCAAGGGTTTGCCGCAGGGGAAGCGAACGAGCCTGAAGAAATGAAATATCCCACCGGAGTAAGATTCGGCAGGGGTATGTAAAGGGAGAATCAAATGGGATGGTCAGATTTTCTTGGCGACATTGATTGGGGTGGAATTATCACCACGGCGATACCTGCTGCAATCAGCACGTACATGACGACGAGTGCCAACACCGATGCCGCGAACGCAATCGCCGGTGCGAATACTCAGGCCGCGCAAATATCTGCGAACGCCAATATACAAGCGATGCGCGAAGCCGCCGCATACGAGGCGGCTGCCGCTCAGCAACAGCGAGACGCGAATGCTAAATCGCAAGCGAGACTTGACCCGATTCTGGCGGGGACACGGCCAGCTATTGACTATCTTGGGCGCGTAGTTTCTGACAATTCAATCACCCCTGAGCAGCAGCAACGCATCATGGATACTCGCAGGGAAACTGCAAATCAACTGGCATCCAGATTGGGAGGGCGTTCTGCGACAGCGATTGCGACACGCGCTGCCGGGAATTTGGAAAATCAGATTTACGACTCGAATCGGGCTAGGTCGGACGACGCTGCCGCGAGACTGGCAGGGGTAAATGTTTCTGCAACGAACGCCGCATCAGGCGCAGATATTAACCTTGGCAATCAGCTTGCCGCAGGCCAGAGGCAGTTAGGCGCAACGACATCTAACCTGACTTCGCTGACTGGCACAAACACGGCGAATCTCGCCGGAGCTTCCGGGCAAGAACTGGCTAACGCTGGACTGGCTAATGCAGGTGTTACGCAACGCGCTATAGGCGAAGTACTTTCACCGTCACTGGTTGACGTACTAAAAAGTTACAATGCAGACAGCCGCAAGAGCAGTTATGACACAGGGGTAAATTCGTCATGGTAAACTACATCGACAGACCTATCATGTTGGACACGATGCGCGCTACTGAAGATCGCAACCGCCAGCTTGCACAACAGGAAATGGAACGTCGCAGGGCGATTCAACAGGACGAACTCGCCCGAGGCGTGGCAGGTATTTACGGAGAGGGTGCGCCTACTGCGAGTACCGAAACCACAACTGAGCCTAACTACGGGCTTTCGTCAGGCCAGACTTCATTTGGCGCGACTCGAAACAACTCAGTCGAAGGACTGAAACGCGGTGGTTCACTTTCTGGATTTGCTGTGCCGAACGCTTCAGAAATTCCTTCAGAGCGTGAAGTTGCCCGGCAGGTTCCTGCCGCTCCTGATACTCGCCAACAACGCGCATTGCGACTTGCCGCGCAAACACCCGGAGGCGGACAGCTTGCAATGCAACTCGCTCAAGGTCAAATGAGCGGAGAAAGTGCTGCGAGAAAAGACCACGACGCAAAGGCAGACAAGGTGCTTGAACTTCTTGCGGTTGGAAACGTGCAAGGAGCCAAACAGTACGCCGAATTTTATCGGCTGCAAGACGTTTTGCCGATGTTCAACAACCCGAGAGCAATTACTTCAGTGCAGTCTTTGGCAGCTTACGCCAAGGGGCAGGGTGCTGATGTATCCCAAATTTCAGCATTTGTGAACACTGCGATGGACGCTATGTCACAGGGCGCGTCTTACGATGAAGCATTTGGGGCAGCGTATGAGCAGTTGGTAAATTCTCCGGGTAAGATTGCGCATGTAACAACCGACGACGCTGGCAACGTAACTGCGTTCGACGCAAGGGGGCGCATGGTTCCGGTGGAAGGAGCGCGTGGCAAGAGTCGTGCGCCAAGGTCAGGCGCGGTAGGAGGTGGAAGCGCGTCAGTGCAGCGCAGCTTTGCTGATGTTAATGGCAATATGATGGCCTTGATGAAAGACGGGACAGTTAAGCAACTTGTAGATGCTCAGGGACGGCCAATAAGGTCTAGCGAGATTAGCCAATTTGCAGGTCAGGTCTACTTAAAAGCTGCTGACATGCCGGGTGCTTCGATGGAATCTGCGCGAGGTATCGCTGGCGAACTTTACCCCGGTGAACAACCTCCGGCAAACAGCCAGCCAAAGGTTCGTAGATACGTTCCCGGCCAAGGCTTCGTTTCAAATTAAGCTGACTCGCATGTGGAATTGTGGTATAATTTCACTGAATAACTATTCCCACAGGGTGCAGACATGAAACGCATTGAGTTGCCAAATAAGGATTTGCTTGATTTTCCTGATTACATGGATGACAAATCCATTGAGTCGGCTATCCAAAGTGAATACCCTGAATATGCACCTCCAAAAACCGCACTTCAACGTGGCATCGCGGCAGTGTCGGAATCCTTTAATCCTGCACCAAATCCTAAGAATGTATCTTCTGGCCAGATTCGAGTGGGGCCGTCTGAACCGTCTATGCAGGCGGCAAACCGCGATGTACCCGACAGACAATACGCGGCATCCCCTGAACCAGTAGACTTACCTGAGTCTGTCATGCACGGCTACGTGCCTCAACCCTCTGCTCAGCCGAAGATTGACCGCATGGGCGCACCTGTTACTCAGGATACCTTCGACCAAATCAAATACAGATTCGATGCAGCCACTCCTGAACAACGCATTCGGATGCAAAACGTACCCGGTGCAGTTGGCAATGTCGTGCGCAGAATCACGGAGACGTACCGTGCAGCCGACGAACAAGCCACTAAGCTACCTACCCTTACTGGTTTAGGCGATGGCCGCAGAGAGGTGCGTGAGTCGTCCTTGCGTGTATTTACCCCTGAGATTGCCCCCGAGACTGCTGCCAACGTTGTTCAACAGGATTTTGAACGCGGCACTCAGACTACGAATTTACCCACAATTGACGCTGCGTTGAATTTCGCACCAGCCGATAAGGAAGGCGCGATGCGTTACGCCTCCGATGTTGCAGCGGGTGTAAACCAAGGCATAGGTTCTCTCTACGACTACCTTGGAGCAAAAACGGGTATCGCAACGTTATCTGAAGTCGGTCAGACAATGGGGGGTATGGCTAATCGCTTACTCCCTCGTGAACAAAAGTTCGCGGATGAACTTGCTGCTGGCATCGGTTCATTCGGATTATTTTATATTACTGGTTTGGGTGTAATGAAAGCGGCTGACGTTGTGGCGGCACTTCCTCTCGCGGTTAAGCAAGGTATGGGTGCTGGAACAATGGCAACGCTGGAAGCCGCAATGGAAGCTGGCTCAACCTACAGTGATCTGAAGGCGCGTGGCGCGTCCGAGGAAATGGCAATAAGTCGTTCGGATGCTGTGTTTTTGGCGAACATACCCACCAACTACATTACGGATAAAATCGCGTTTTTCAACAACATTATTTCCCCCTTGAAGGGCGCGTTGAATGCGGCTGGTTCTAACGCAATCCAAGAAGAATTACAACAGAACATTCAAAATATCGCATCCTTCCGCCCTGTTATGGAAGGGGCCGGAACATCTGCGTTAATCGGGGGATTGATTGGCGCACCTGCCGGGGCAATACAGGGGGCTGCGCAACGTGTAGTAACTACGCCAGATACTACGCCTCCTACATTTAACAGACAAGAACTATCACAAGCAATTCAAGGAGGCACAAATGGCGCGACTACTAAAGCTGTACCGTCCGAGGCACCTCAAGTGGGCAGTGAAGAAAGGACTGATATTGCCGGAGGAAGTGGAGCAAGTAGCGTTTCTGGAACAGGTACACCAAATGTTATCCAGCGGCCAGTCAGTGTCAGCGTGGATAAAGCAATCGGCGATACAGCAGTCGGAACTCCTACAATTCCAGTACCGCAACCGACACAACAAGACACCGAATTAAATGTTCCTGAATTCACTCGCGACGAACTCGCGTCAATCGTGGCGACACAGGAGGTTCCAAATGCCGTACAAGTCGGAAGCACAGCGCAAATACTTCAACGCGAACCGGGAGAAGCTGGAATCGCAGAGGGTGAACGTGGAAGAGTACAACCAGAAATCCAAGGGCAAGAAACTGCCATCGAAGAAGGGCGCGGAACTGCTGAGCAAGTTCAAGGCATCAAGCCGTTAATTGAAACGCTGATTAAGCGCAAGACCCCCGCTGCAAGTACACTTGGCAGGAAACTGAATCTTCAACCAGCAATCACTCGCGCTAAAGAATTGATGAACGGCACTAGGCAAATGACGCAAGCAGAATTGTCATGGTGGAATCGCACTGCAAAAGCCTATGAACAAGCTGATGCCCCTGCTGCTGAAGCTGCACGTGCAATCGCGCAAATTGTCAAGGGTGGTAAAACGACAGGCGTGGCTGAACCTGCTGCGCAGTACGGACTGTTCGATAACGAACTGGCGAATAAGCGCACCTCGGCGGCAGGCGTTCGTAATGTGAATTCTGCTGGTAAACCGATTAGTTCAACTAAGCAAGGATTGGCAAATTTCGCCAAGTGGTTCGGCAATTCAAAAACCGTTGACGAAAAAAATAAACCGCTGGTTCTCTATCACGGAACTGCTGCTGATATTTCAGAATTTGAAAGTGGCCGCCCTTCCAAGAACACAGGTATGTTCGGGGTCACGTATGACACGCAACGAGCAGGTATCTTCTTCACACCTGAAGCCAAGTTCGCTGAGACGTTCGGAGTAAACAATAATAACCTTGACCCGAGAGCAGGGCGCAACGTTGTCCAGACTTATGTGCGTATGGAAAATCCAGCCGATATACGGAATGGGGTTTCTGAAAAACTGTGGACTGAATTAGAAAAGTCAGGCATAAACATTCGCGCTCTGAACAACCTTCAGAATCAGTGGGAAATGTTTGAGTATGATGAGGGCGGGAAAGAACTTGTCGAGGCACTGAAATCGTTAGGGTATGACGGCGTGATTATGCAAGAACTTGACCAAGACAGGATTAATAATCACGATGTCTATGTCGCATTCGACGCTGCTCAAATCAAATCTGCGCTTGGCAATAAAGGCACATTCGACGAATCTGCGAATATCGCCGCAGAACCGATTTCCATGCAAGACGCTCCTGAGATTATTGAGAGTGGAGTAAACAGCATGTCAATACACCCCGGAAAAACCGAGGGTACATATCTGGTGACTACCGAACTTGTTGAAGTGAACAACCGCGAGTTGCCTACCGTGATTGTGTCAGTAGAAGATGCGGCTAGGGCGTTTTCGTTCATGCCAAAGTATGCTGTCGAACATTATGACGCGATAGTTACCGATGCCAACGGCACACCTCTTGCAGTTGTAGGTTCGTTCAAAGGCGCGATTGGTCAAACTCCCGTATTTGCTGACACTCTCCTGTTTGAAATAGCTCAGATTCCGAACGCGAAGAACGTATGGACATCCCACAATCACCCGTCCGGCAACTCTATGTTCTCAGAGCAAGATTACAAACTGAATCAGATGATTTCGATGCTGCTAGACAGGTCAGGAGTCAGGTATCAAGGATTGTTCGCAATGGCTGGGAATGACTCTGGCGGCGTGATGTACAATTTTGTTGACCACAGCGGATTCGAGACTGCGTTAAACAATATCACAAATCAGCGAACATCACAGGGTGAGTTGTTCGACACTACAATTGTTCCTGTTAAGGAACGTATGATAATGAATGATAGCCGAACTGAACACGCACCTTCAGTGAGCCGTCCTGAGACAGCTAAGGCAGTTGTGCCTAAACTCGCTGGTGATGTTCCCGGAATTCTCGTGCTGTCTTGGCAGCACGTTCCTGTTGCGTTCATTCCAGTCAATCCTGAACATGCCGCCGAACTGCGCACTGACGGTAGGCTGATTGCACTTGCGCGTGACCTCGGAAAAACTACGCCGGGTGCTGCGTTCATCGCTAATCCAAATGCTTCATTTTCCGAAGATGCGATGAACAACTTAGGCACTGCCCTCCGTGCAATGGGAGTTAGGCCACTGGATGTCATTTCGTATGCAGACGGTACTGCAACGAGGTCAGGTGTTGAGGATGGCACGTTCCATCCTGACGACCGGGGCATATTCAAATCGGTGGGCGACACGTCTGGCGAAGAGATGTTCCTTACTCAAAAACTTCACAGGGCGAGTCGCGAGGCCGTGCTGGACGAAATTAAAAAAGAACAACCGGGGTGGGTTCCTTACGTCAAGAAGCTGCTGGATAAAGGTGATAAAAACGAACGCGGCGGCCTGATAATTTCAACCGAAAGGGAAAATAATAGACGCTTGGCATCCTTGTTAAAGGCTCGGGGTGAGGCACAGTATTCTATTCGTCCCTTAAGTTATGACGAACAGGTGGAAAGAGACGAGCAAGTGCATCGCTTGCAGGACATGTTCGATTACAACCGCGACGACGCACTTTCAGATTTCATCGAAGGCAAGCGTGTTGACGAAAAGGGAAAACTATATACTGCATGGTATTCGGTGGAATACTCGAAAGGCCCTGCGCGTTCGTGGTATTCAATTCCGCAATTTGAATTTGAAGGAAAAACATACAAGCTGAACAGTCCTGAAGGACGTGCGCTTGACCTCACCCTGAGCAATAACAAATTGTTTGCGCAACGGGTCGCGTTAGAAGGATTGGCTGGTGCTAAAAAAGCGGCACTCTACCAAGGCCACGCTAAAGCCTACTGGCAGACCATGCTAGATATGTCGAATAGCGTTGTTAAAACTAAAATATCTCGCGTTGAAGATGCTCCAACGGCGACTATACAATTCTCGAAAGAGACTAAAGAACTCGCTCCCGTATTTTACAGTCAGCTTGAACGCGCCATCGACGCTGCCCCGGACAGAATTTTTACGAACGGCAAACAAGTGAAGGCTTGGCTGGAATCTAACGCTGCAAAATATGGCGTGAAGAAAGAGGAACTGTTCTGGACAGGCATCGGTGACTGGCTCGAAACTCAGGGTAAGATTTCTAAAGACGACGTGCGCCAGTTCTTGCAACAGCGCGGTGTACAGGTTAAAGAAACGATACTTGGTGAAAGCGCCGACGCAGAAGCGGCGGGCCGCGCTCGGGCGGAAGCCGACGGACATGTTTGGGCAGAACTCGGAGCGAACAATCAGCGCCGCTACATACGCATTGCTGGCGGAGAACGCATCGTTGACCGTCCAGAAGGCACACCAAAGTACCAATCTTGGCAGCTTCCCGGCGGAAAGAACTACCGCGAGTTGCTGCTGACGCTGCCTGAAGGAGAACGGACTAAGCCGAATAAGGATAGGATAGCCGCCTTGCAAGCTGAATATGATGAGCTTTTACTTGGCGGCCTCGGTGAAATGAAGGATGACGAGGTTGAACTTGGACGTAAGTTGCGCAATCTCGAAACTCAGTTACGCCTTGCAAAAAAGGAGGGTGAACCTGCTAGTTTCAAATCGCCGCACTTTACTGGTCAACCGAACATCATCACGCATGTCCGCTTCAACGAGCGCACAGACGCGAATGGAAACAAGGTTCTCTTCATTGAGGAAATACAATCTGATTGGGGACAGAAGGGGAAGAAGGAAGGGTTCAAAGCGCGTGAGACGAAACCGCTTGCGAAAGATGAGTTCGAGAAAACAATTGACGGATGGAAAAATGAGCTTGCGCAGAAATGGGCAGTTGCGTTGAATGTCAGCATTGACGCTGCTCGTGGCGCGGTTAATAATCTCACTCTCGAAGGAATTGCAGGGTATTTAGGTAGAGAAGTTGAGTGGCGTGACCTTCAAGCTAGGAATAACGACGATTTTCGTCAGAATCACCCTCAAGGCGGAGGCTTCGTGCCTGCCGCCCCCTTCGTCACCGACACAAAATCATGGACAGCCCTCGCCCTGAAACGCATGATTCGCTACGCCGCCGAGAACGGATTCGACCGGGTTGCGTGGACGACAGGTGAACAGCAAAGTGCAAGATACGACCTTTCCAAACAGGTCGCAGGTATTCGCGCGAATAAAAACAGTGACGGAAGCTATGCGCTGCAAATAAAGCGGACAGCCGATGATTTAACATGGGAGCATTTAAAGTCAAGCGTGCCTGCTAACGATCTGGAAGAGTTCGTTGGTAAAGACTTGGCAAAAAAGATTGTAGAAGATTCTGTTGGACCGGGCGCATTCATAAAATCATACTCAGGCCTAGACCTCAAAGTCGGCGGCGAAGGAATGAAAGGCTACTACGACCATATCGTGCCGCAGGTAGCGAACGACATTTTGAAGAAGATCGGCGGTGGAGGTAAGGTTAGTTCTTTTGAAATGCTGGACGTGCCGCATCAAAAGGAAGTGGTTGACTCCGAGGGTGTGCGGATAAACGTCACCAGCGACGAGGCTATGCAACAGCCGGGCTTCACCATCACTGCTGAACTCAAAGCGAAAGTTTTACACGAAGGGCTGCCACTGTTTAGCCGTAAACTGGAATTTACTCGCGGGTTGTACGTTCCAGAACTCGGACTCGCCTTCGTAAATTCAGACAACGTATCTGCCAAGGAAGCTGTTGCAGTTATGCTGCATGAAATGACTCACGCTTCCGACACTGACGTTAAGATGGCTGCGTTGGGCGAAGCTGTACTCAAAAAGATTGACCTCTACAAAGGCATACCGATTTATGACCGAGTGTTTGACCGTATGCAACGCGCTGGACAAGAAGGGAATTCGCGTGAGGCACTGAACTACTTGGTTGAAGAGTCTCTGCAAGAAGCTCACCGTGCAGGATTCTCACGGCTTGATTCAGATTTTTGGGGATGGGTGCAAAGGAATCTGCATTTCACGATAGGCCAGACGTTGCGCAAGTGGGTTGCCGCCATCCGTGCTGCGATGTACAAGCACGGCCTGTTATTGAAAGCTGACGACCTCACCGTTGACGACATGCAAGCCGTTGCGGTTAGCGCGATGAAAGAGATTGCTACTGGAAAGAGAGTTGCAGCAAGTGAACGTAAAGCTCGGCCCACGCTCAACGTTGGCATGGACGTGAATGACGGCAGCAAACTCACTGAAGCAGAAATACGAAAAGCAGTCGATTCAACTGGCGCGATTGTGGTGAGTGAAATTACTCACACTTCCGGCACTGAACCAACTCGTGTGATTGAACTTGACCGACCACTGACAAAGGCCGAAGCCTTCGAGGTGAGCAAGACCTTACGGCAAGACGCGATTGCGCAGTACGCCGGAGGCAAGGGGTTCTTAGCTGGCCCTGAAGCCGCCAAGTGGGGTGACTTCAATCCAGAGTTTTTCTTGCTGCCTAGCGGTAAGCGCGCAGTACAAGTTTCTAGCAAGACAGGTCGCGTGTCTGTAACAGGTATCCACTTTTCTAATCAACAGCGTAAAACTCTCTCAGGCGCAGCATACGGTACTGGTATCCGTGGCGCGGAATCGAAACGCCTCGTAGAATCCAGTGACCAGAGAATTAAGTCGCGCATTTCGTTCTATGTTGACGAAGGTCAAGGAGTGTTCCCTGAGAGCGGCGTAGGTAGTTTCAGGCACGAAGTCAAACTGGATAACCTCTACGACGCTGCGAACAATCCGCTTAAGTTGACGGTAAAGACTTTTAACGATTTCGAGAGTGCTGTACTTGACGCTGGATTCGACGGCTACTATGTGAAGGAGGGCTTCGGCAGGCAAGGGACGGCAGTGCTGCTAGGTAAGGCGGCAGAAAATGTGCGAGTTGTGACAGAAACACCCGGACACTGGTTTGACGGTTCAAAGGTCGTCAACACGAAGGGTGAGCCGCTTCTTGTGTATCGGGGTGACGCTCCCGGCAAAACCGAGTTTGCTCTGGCGCGAGGTACGCGAGTTGGTGGAAATTTATTTTTTACTGACAATCGCAATATCGCTGAGCGGTACGCCAAGGGGCGTGAGTTATACGCGGTCTATCTCAACATACAAAACCCATACGTTGTTGAAGCAGATGGAGAGTCGTGGCTAGAACTGCCTGCTCCCGCTGAAGTCAAGGCGGAGTGGGGTAATCCTGAAAAGACACTACAGATTGACGACATCGCAAAATGGGCGAGAGACAATGGCTATGACGGACTCATTGCTCGTGATGTTTTAGACCAATACGGAGAGGGGTCGCAGTATGTGGTGTTCAATCCGAGTCAAATTAAAATCGAGGCGGTACAAGGCAATACTCTTAACGAAATGTCAAAGCCTGAAATTCAGTACTCGAAAAAAGTAATCACAGGCGACACTGGCCGCACTCGCACGGCTGCTCAACTCAAGGCATTTGAAGACCTCGGAAGGGCTGTGGAAGTTCCTACCGTAAAAGAGCGCATGAGTAAACTGTGGCACGTGCTTGGGAAGTCTATGGCACAAGGCATCGCAGACCAGTTTGCACCGATTGAAGATATTGACCATGAAGCATACCGCCTGCTGCGTCAATCCAAGGGGGCCAGTGGAGCATTCGCAACTTTGCTGGAAGGTGGACAGCTTAAACTGGTTGACCAGACCTACGCCTTTGACACTTCTAAAAAGGGCGGCGTAATTAACAGGCTGCTTGTCCCGCTGCAAGGAGAGGGAGATGATTTCTTGTGGTGGGTAGCCGCAAACCGTGCTGAACGTCTTGCCGCGCAGACTAGGGAAAATCTGTTCACCCAGTCTGATATTACTGCGATGAAATCGCTGTCTAGCGGAACCACAGGGTTTGACTACACTCTGCAACACGGACAGTCAAAAGGAAAGACGACCAAAGTGCGTCTTGAAATTTACATGGACGCAATCAAGACTCTCAACGAGTTCAACAAAAACACTTTGGACATGGCCGAACAGTCTGGACTGATTGACCCGACTGCGCGCAAGATTTGGGAGTATGAATTTTATGTTCCGTTCTACCGCGTGAGCGACGACGACATTTCAGGGCTACGCGGGGTAAACGTGAAGTCAGGCGTTGTGCGTCAGCAGGCATTCAAACACCTTCGTGGAGGCACAGAAAAACTTAATACAGACTTGCTTGAAAACACTCTCTTGAATTGGTCGCACTTGCTGGATGCTGCCGCTAAGAATCGTGGAGCAAAAGCTGCGCTTGAAGCTGCTGATAAAATCGGCGTAGCACATGAAGTCACTTCACCTGAAAAGAACTCAGTGTGGTTCATGGACAGGGGTGAGAAGCGTCACTTCGTCGTAGACGACCCTGCTGTGCTGGTTGCAATCACTGCACTTGAATACGCAGGGCTACGCGGTCACGCTATGGATTTACTCAGTGCGCCTAAGCACTTCCTTACGATGGGTGTCACTGCGAGTCCGTTCTTCAAGATTCGTAACCTGATTAGAGACTCTGTCCATTCGATTGCCGCCGCTGAGCTTAGCTACAATCCGTTAAAAAACGTAGTAGAGGGCTGGAAAAAAACCAAACCCGGAAGCGACGATATGTTTAACTTGCTTGCCAGCGGAAGCACGATTCACTTCGGCACAATGCTGGAAAACAGAGAATCGGACAGGGTTCGCGCTCTTGTCGAGAAGGGCGTTGACAGAAGCACTATCTTGGATAATGAGACTGCCGTGCGCAAGTTTTACAAGAGGGTCATTGAACCTAGCATCACTGCATACAACGAACTCGGTAACAGAGGCGAGGCAATCAACCGCGCAGCTTTATACAATCAGCTAATCAAGCAGGGTGTCCCTCACGGAGAGGCCGCATTCCAAGCGAGAGACTTGCTTGACTTTTCGATGGGCGGCTCGTGGACTGCAATCAGGTTTATCACCCAAACTGTCACGTTTATTAATGCACGTATTCAAGGGTTGTATAAGCTTGGAAAAGCTACAAAACAAAATCCGGCCAGAGTAGCTAAAGTTCTCTCTGCCGTAGCCATGATTTCAATTTTCCTCATGCTGTATTACAAGGACGACGAGGACTGGAAGAAACGCGAAGATTGGGACAGGGACACGTACTGGTGGTTCAAGATTGGCGGAATTGCGTACCGTGTACCTAAGCCATTTGAAATAGGCGCGATTGCTACGATGGCTGAGCGCGGAGTCGAGCTATTTGCCAGCGATGAAATGACTGGTGAGAGGTTCATGGACAGGCTGTTGCGCAATCTGGCAGATAATTTGAACATGAATCCTATCCCGCAGGCAGTCAAACCCATGCTTGACGTTTACGCCAACAAGGACAGCTTCACAGGCAGAGAGATTGAAAGTCAGGGAATGGAAAATGTAGAACCTGAATATCGCTACCGCTCAGGCACGACAATTATTGCGCGAGGCGCGTCTATTGCAGGTGACGCGGTCACGTCAGGCAATTTTGCCTCACCTGTACAGATAGATCACGTGATTCGAGGCTACTTCGGATGGCTCGGGACATTCATATCGCAGGCAACAGACCTTATCCTGAGGCCGCTGACAGGCCAGCCAGTACAACCTGCTACAGACCCCTTAAAGAAAGCAACCGGAGGGCTGATAAGCCAACTTGAGGGTGCGCCTAGCCGTTATGTGACTCAGATGTATGAACAGGCTAAGGAAGTCGAGCTTGCCTACGGCACATATCGTTCGCTGATTAAGAAGGGCCAGTCGAAGGAAGCTGAAGAGTACGGCAAGAAAAACATTGAAAAAATAAAACAGGCGAGGGCTTTTGGAAAATCGAAGAGTGTTATCGCTAAGTTGAACGCGGCCATCCGTCAGATAGAAGTGGATACGGAAATGTCGGCTGAACAAAAGCGAGTTGAGATTCTGAAATTGCAGGCACAGAAAGAAGTGGTTGCGAAACGAATTCTTGTAGCTACAAGAAAGTGATTACCTCGCTGCGTCAAACACCTCTACGTCAATTGGGATTCCAAATATCAGGGCGATGATGTGAATCACTACTGCACAAAAAATTAACGTATAAAGAAATTCGTGAACAGTGACTTTTCCGTACAGCTTATTCAGAATCAGCATCTTCATTGAAGTACCCTTTCCATTGCAAAAACGATTCACTAAATCCAACTCCGCGCAGCATTGCTTCAGCTTGACGCATGTACCAGCCGTAATCAATGTCGTCCGGCAGACTGTTCGGTAATTCCATGCAGGGCATCCCTCCGTCCGAGTCTGCTACGTGATTTCCAGATTTGCCGTCAACGAGTTCTTCCACAGGCGCAGTCGAGTGATACCAGCGGATAGCTTTGCCGATGTAAACCCCGCCCTCTATTTCAGTGTGCGTTGTAAACTTTTCGACACCCTCTTCGTTGAAGCCGATTGACTCTTTTGTTTTGGTCACGATGGCCCCATAGAGTGCGCCCCCGTTTACGCGCCTGACTTCTACGAACTTACGGATGTCGGTGCAGTCTTTGATTGTTTGCTCCATCGGAGTTTCGTCGCGCAGGTAAGCAATTAGTGCGTCTGTGCATATTTCATTTTTCGGATTGTGCTGCAAGTCTGGCTTCCTGAACACCCCTCTGCGTTTAATTGTTCCGTCAGTCTTGACTGCGATATAGTTGTTCACATCGCGTGAGTGTATGGCGAGGTAGGGCGTGTCCTTCAGTTTGAAACCTGTGTCGTGTTCCCACGTACGAACAATCTTGTTCATGTCTGCTAACCGTTCTCTCGGGCAGGCAATTACGATACCGTCCGTGTTTGCGCTGATTACTGGAATCGAGTTGAGTTCCAAATCTTCAATCAGCATAATCGTGGCAAGCTGTCCTGTGATAGTAATTTGCAGCATCAGGTCAGGCGAAAATAGTTTTGAGTGTTTGCTTCCCAACTTTCCGAACAGGCCGTTGATTTGCACCTTTGCGCACTCAATCACTTTCTTCACGGTAGCGTAAAGTTTTGTATCGACCAGACTGCGATAAATATCTAAAAAAACTTTCCCGATATGCTTTGGGAACAGTGAGCAAACCAGAATGATGAACGGGTAGTAACTGGTTACGTCCTGCTCAAGTATCTGAGTGTATACGTCAGACCTATATGAAACGCAGGACTCGCAAGAGTGCAGACCACCGATGCCAATCTGGTACGTGCTTCCCTTAATTTCAATCGGCTCAGCTAACTCTTCGTGCAATCCTTCAACTGCTCCGCTGTTCGTCACGGTGAACGTGGATTCTTGTACCAGTCGTAGCACGTTTTTCAGGTATTCGGTTTGGAACGATATAAACTTCGGGACTTCGTATTTGAAAGTCATTCCCGGTTTTGCATCAGACCTTTTCACAGGAGCGTCTTGCAGCTTTTCAATCTCAGAGCAGATGATTGTTTCTGCGATTTGAGGGTTAGACTTGGAACGCAAATCAACGCCGTATTGCGCTGACATTTCGCGGCGCAAATCTAGTTCAACGCTCAGGGCATTATACAAATCGAGCGTCAAGCCTTTCACGTCATTGCCGCAGTACTTTTTGACTTCGGCCATTTGTTCAGGGGACAGGATTGTGTTGGGAGGGTAGGGAAGGTCTTGCATTTTCTTGGTGTGCAGCCTGCCGCCGTATATCTTGAGTGAGTCCATCACGCCGGGCGCGACTTCGATTAAGTCAATGTGATTCAGCTTGGGGATTTTGATGTCGTAGCGTTGCTCAAATTGCCATGACTTGAGGCTGTCCCTAATAATGAGGTCACATGCGCCCTTGAGTTCTTCGTTGGATGCGCCTGCCAGTGCGAGACAGACGATAGGCACGTCAAAATTGATTCCGTTGAATGACACGAGTTCGTACTTCGTCAAGACTTCCTTGAGCTTTTCCTTGTCTAAAGGATGCCCTTCGTACAACTCGAAGTCACCCTCGCCGCTTGTGGCCGGATTGAAGAACTTGCACAGAAAGTAGTTTGGATATACCTCTGTGTCGAACAGAGCAGTTGCCATTACTTAGTCCTAGACACAATGCTTGATTCTTGGTATGCGACACAGCCGGGAATGTCGAAGGACTCGTTCTGTGCTTTTGCGAAACTGTCGAGCGCGGATTGACTTACTTCCAACAGGCTTGCGTATGCGGGGTTGCTTGCGACGAATTTAATCAGGGTAGCTTTGTCGTCACACTTCCCTTTCCACACCTTGCGCACTGAGTTACCATCGGCCTTGGGTGTTGCCGTAACAGCCACACTCGTTGCGTTTTCGGCTACAGTCTGAGCAGCCTCAGCCTCAAGCCTCGCTTTTTCGGCAGCCTCTCGTTGTGCCTCGGTCACTGCTGCTGATGCCAGACGTTCTGCCTCGCGAACTTTCTCAGCGGCCTCCGCTTCCTGCCGACGACGCTCTGCATCCAGACGCGCCTGTTCTTCGCGGCGGACACGCTCCTGTTCGGTACTGTACGCAATCATCCCGCGCTGCAAGTTGTCTTTAGCCTGCCCGAGCAGGGCAAGAGGCTGCCTGAACAAATCCATGACAGACTTGTGCGCTGCGGTTAGGGGCTTGGTGATACCCTCGCGGCGTGTTTCCAGTGCCTTGATTTTGCTTTTCACAGCAATCAATTCTTCACCAGCGAGTTCGTATGTAACCGGACTGTCTACGATGAAGCTGGACGAAACTTGAAGGGAGCCTTCGGCCTCTTCATTCAATTCGCGGTAGTCAACCTGCGCGATTGTGACTTGAGTTGGTAGTTCCACGTTATTCTCCTTTCGATTTTTTCCACTGAGCGACGGCATTCTGGCTTGTGGCTTCAGCGTGAACTGCGTTGAGCAGAACAGTGAACAGGTGCAAGTCGTTGGCGTAGTCACGCTTCTGGAACGGTACGAGTTGGTATGTTCCGGTTTTCTTTAACCACAGCACGGCCCTCTGCGCTCTGCCTATCTCAACTTTATCATAATCAATATCAGGGCAAGCGATAGCAGCCTCTTGGTACGCGAGTAGCTGGATTCCCCATGACGCTGACACTGCTGCCGTGTTCTTTACGTCAATCAGGTACAGGCCGGGCATTTTAAGCATGATGTCCATTGTGCCAGCGTACATCATGTCGGGGTGGTACAGCTTTTGTTCAGACATGACGAACTCTGGACGTTTTTCCGACACGAATTTCTTGAATCCGGCGAAGTACGGTTTGATTTCTTCGCACAGGGAGGATTCGTCCAAATCGTCAGCAATCCAGAGTTCAATTGCTCTATGAACAGCAGACCCCCTATCCGCAGCATGTTTCAGAACTGCCGGGGCAATTGCTGAAAAGTCATACAGCGGTTTTAGGATTCTTGTCACGCTCGGTAACTCTACCCCGTCGAGATAGTACTTGTGCGCAACTTCATCGAACACGAACTCGCTCACTTGGATGCCTTCAGCACGTTCCTGATTACCGCAAATTGTGCTTTAGTTAAACCTTCCAGTGTGTCAGGGTTGAGGGAGTCGCATCCAGCTTCTACTAGAACGTCGCTCGGGGTGACTTGCCGGAGTGCCTTAAACTTGCCCTTGATAAAATTGATTTCACCAATTTCAGCGGCCTCTGCCGTTTCGACAGGAGCGGCTGGTTCAGCGGCCTTTGCTTTCTTCGATTTCGGCATAGCCACAGTGGGAGTTTCTACTGGCGGTGCGTCGTCGTCGCCCTCTTCCACGTGCAAGTCGCCTTTGTGCCACATTTCCAGTGCTGCACCGAACCTCATGGCCGCGTTGCGAAGCGCGTCACCGATAACCTCTTTCTCGCGTGACCCAATTTCAGAATACGGATTTTGTACTGCGTGGCCGTAGCCGGGACGGGTGATGCCGTGAATGGTCAGGCGAATCCAGAGTCCTCCTGAATCGTCGAACCTTGGCAAGCCCTCTTCGGTAAGCGAGAATGGTTCCCACTGATATGTGGGGTCTACCTCAAGGAGCCTACTGGTCAGCGCGGCGTGGCCCACATAGGAGAGGTGAGTAGTCTTGCTTGTGGCGTGATAGCCTCCACAGATTTTGCACGTTCCCTTCGGCAAAGCCTTGTACTCTTCTTTTCCGCACGTCTGCACTGGCCTGTAACTCACCAGATTGTCAGGGAAAGGTTCCCTCAGTTTTGCGAGTGATGCCAATTGTTCTGTTGTCAGTTGCTCTGCCATGATTATATACTCCTTCGCGAAAGGGAAATGAAACTTGGCTCAGATTCTACTCGAAGAACTGGGGCGTGTCAAGCAGTCTCGCAGTGCTGTCCTGTGCAAAATACTGCTTGCTTTTTAAAGCGAGTTGGATTAAAATGAAAACTTGAATAGCGAGGTAGCTCAGCGGTAGAGCAGGGGGCTCATAACCCCAAGGTCGCAGGTTCAATCCCTGCCCTCGCAACCAGACAACAGAATTGCAACAGCCGAAAGGAGAGTGATCTAGTCTAAACAGGCTTGAGAAGAAAGCCGAACGGCAATGTGCAAATTGACTGCCAGTACCTAACCAGTGCTGGCAGCTTTTTATCTGCTTGACAAGTTGCCTCGAATATGCGACACTCACGCGCAACAAAGGAGGCTCAGGTGTTATTCAAGTGCGAGTCGCACGTTGTCAGGAAAGCGTTAAGATTGTGCCATCGCGCTATCTTCAACCGTGACGTTGGCATTGTCACTCACCTGTTTGGATACACCGATTACGCCACTGTGGAACTGTTACAAAGGAGAATGTTATGCGACACCATAAAAGTGTACCGTTCACGTTTACTGTGATAGGAAATTATCTATCACCATCAGTCGTCGTGACTAAGGATGGCAAGCAGATTGAAACACTCAAACTGTCGGGGCCGTCGCGTGGAATCGTTATAGGTGACTTGATTAAGTTACTCGGAAACAGCAAGGCGACTAAATTGGTCGCATTCGGACAGACCGTTGAGAACGAAACTTGGAGGTGATTATGTCCTACCCACCTGAAAAAATGGAAGGAATCATTCGTGAGATTTACCTTGCCAGAATAGACTTGGCTGAGGATAACGAACGCTCTGATAAGCGCAGGCTGTTTAAGTCAAAGGCAGAGATTTCCGAACACATTGACGAGCTTCGAGACGGCGTGGTCAAGTATGGCATTTCTGGTGCTGAGTACAGCAACGACGAGCAGAATAAACTGCTCGACGCGCTGGACAATGTGACTCGTGCGCTGGAAGATTTGCAAGCCTGATGGAACTCCGTCCATTCCAGATTCAGTCAGTTGAGGATGCGCGGGATGCGTTACGCAGCGGCATCAGGCGATTAATTATCTACGGGCCTACTGGCTCCGGTAAAACTGTGATCGCCGCGAAGATAATGGAACTCGCTGTCGGCAAGGGCAAGCGCGTGGTATTCGTGGTAAACCGAATCACACTTGTCAAACAGGCCAGCGTTCACTTGCGTAAAGTATGGGACTTGGTTCACGGTATTGTACAGGGCGATAATACTTGGGGAACAGATCGCGACATTCTTGTTTGCAGCGTCAACACTTTGGCGCGCAGAGGCTATCCGCCTGCCGACTTGGTTATCATTGACGAAGCTCACGGGGCGACATCGCCTACGTATCGAAAGCTCATTAAGCACTACGAAAACACTCCGTGTATCGGCCTGACAGCAACCCCTTTTACGAAGGGCTTAGGTACAGTGTTTGACCGATTGATTATTTCAGCAACTATCCCCGAGTTAATTGCGAAAGGGCATCTTGTGGATTGCGAAATCTACGCGCCTCCCGGCCCCGATCTAGCTGACGTGCCGTTGGTTAGGGCGACGGATGGCTACGACTACAGCGAAAAGCACTTAGGCAAAGTTGTGGACAAGCCCACTCTACTTGGTAACATTGTGAGCCACTGGCAGGAATTGGCGAACGGGCAATCGACATTCGTGTTCGCTACCAACATTCTTCATAGCAAACATATTGTCGAAGAGTTCTTGCGCCGTGGAATTCCGGCAGAACACATGGATGCCTATACTGAGGGGGATGATCGCGACGCGATGTTCGCTCGGTTTGAGAGCGGCGAAACGCTAGTGCTGTCCTGTGTAGCTGTTCTTGCCGAAGGGGTTGACATGCCTCGTGCAAGCGTTATGATATTGGCAAGACCCACCAAGAGTTTGACACGATACATTCAGATGGCAGGGCGTATCCTCAGACCTTTCCCCGGCAAGGCTTACGGCCTCATTCTTGACCACTCAACTACCAGTCACCATTTGGGCTATCCTACTACAGAACTCCCTCTCGAACTGGATGGCGGTTCACCTAGTGAGCAGGGTGAAAAGTCTGTCAAGCCTCTGCCTAGCCCCAAGCCTTGCCCTCGCTGCCACTTTTTGATACCTGCCGGGCAACACATTTGTCCGAAGTGCCACTTTGAAATGCAGGCTCAGAACAAAGTCAACCCAATCGAAGGTAAGCTGACGAAACTTGAACGTAAGTATTTGTTTACAGACGAAGAGTTGCAGGAATTCTGGTCAGGTTGTTTAGGGCTGGCGGGAAAGCGCAATCGTTCTCGCGGGTGGGCTGCTCACCTGTACCACGACATTACGCACCAATACCCTTCAGGGTTACTTGATGAACCGTGTGAACCGTGTGATAAAGTCAGGAACATGGACACTCACAACCGAATGAAGTATGCTATGGGAAAACGAAGGGACATGCAATGAACATGAAACAGGCTGCTACCGGGCACTGGAAATCTATTTTGTCAGGCATCATAGGCGAAGAGTATTTTACAGGGAGGCACTGCAAGTGCCCTGTCTGCGAACTTACTGGTGACGGTGGAACAGACCGATTCAGGTTCACCAATCGAGCAGGCTCAGGTTCTTATATCTGCAATCAGTGCAGCAGGTCGTCAAGTGGAATCACTTTGATTGCGAATTACCTGCATATCAGCGAGTCCGATGCGTGGCAAGTCGTCGAAAAAGCCCTTCCGTCGAGCGATTACGACGCGCCTAAAAAGAGTCGCGATTACTCTAAACTGATTGCCTCGTTGGTTGACTCTTCGATTGCAGTCGTGCCGGGGAGCGACGTTCACAACTACCTTGCCAGCAGACTCTCTCACGTATTAAAGTTCAAGGGTCAGGAATTGATAATCCCCCCTTCGATTCGTCAAGCAAAGTATGTTGACTTTAGCGGCCCTGAAAAGTTAACGTACAACGCCATGATGTGCAGTGTGACCAATGGCAAGGCACTCAAGGGCGTTCACCTTACCCTGCTGAAAGATGGCAAGAAGGCCCCTATCGCAAGCCCTCGAAGGGTTCTCGCGATGTATGACGGGGCATTAAACGGGGCCGCAATACACCTGAATACCTCACCTTTGGACGGGTTGTTGCCCTTGGTTGTAGGGGAGGGTATTGAGACTTGCTTAGCCGCCTCCCTGTACTTCGGAATGCCAGCGTGGTCAGCCTTAAATTCAACCCTATTGACTTGTATCGAAATTCCTGATATTGTAAGGGAAATTGTAGTTGCGGGAGATAACGACGAAAAGTTTGGAGGTCAGGCCGCTGCTTATGGACTTGCTCACAAGATGGCTGTGAAAGGCAGGCGCGTTAAGGTCAAGATTGCACCGGGAACTGGATTAGATTTTGCAAGCCCGGAACTTTTATCTAACCTGCCTGTCTAGTTGCCAGTAACCTAGTTTTTGGAGGAACCTAAAATGAAACGCTTGGAACGATTACGTGAAATGGAAACCGTGCAGTCAACCCGGCTGGCCCTGAGCAATAATTTAGCTGACTTGTTGGACGAAGCGCGTGTGGTCGAGCAGGCAATTCGCTCTGCCATGTGGCAAAAGGACTTAATCAAAGCGGCACAGCTTCAATCAAGGTTTGCCAAGATTGGTGACCGCGCCGAAGTGCTGCTTCGCGAACTGGAAGCGTAACATGGCCTCCACAATCACAGTTAGCCGTGCTGAATTTAGTCGGATACAGCCCGGCAAGATAATCTTGCGTGACGGGGGCTATTCTGATGTTGATATGGGCTGCCGTTCAGAACGAAGGGCCAGACCTGAGTGTGGTGAACTGGTTGAAATCGGTTATGCTGGAACTCGCAGCTACGCGAGGCATGTGTGCCGCGTGTGTGCCATCTACACGATTGCGATATCTGCATCAGACGACCATCCGCTGTGGGTTGATGGATACCCTGCAACTCACGCTGAACAAGAGATTTTCGCCGAACGTGCAGGATTCCACAGTTGGAAAACTTTTTCAGAAGAGTTGTTCGTAAAACATGGCCCTGAGTTTGACGGGTATGCTATTGAGATTTGAGGTGTGACATGAAGCCACTACGATGCGAGTTCTTCCCTGTCAAGGTGATATACATTGACGAAGAGGCTGAGTTTGACAGACATGCCTTACGATTAAATCTAGGCGTATATCCTCAGCCGTTCAGCGGAATGACGTATTACGTACCTGACGACGAGGACGGTGCGCTAATTGTTGTGGCACTCGGAGACTGTTCTGGAATGTCCCCCTTTGAAGCTGACTTGATTCTAGTTCACGAGGCGGTTCACGTCATGCAATTCACATTTGAATTGATAGGAGAAAAGTCCCCCGGCGTGGAGATTGAGGCATACGCTGTACAGTATTTTTCCAAGTACCTTATCTCTGAAAGCTGCCGCCGCAAATATCAGCGCAGCTTGACGGCCAAGAGAAAACGTGCTATGGTCGGAGCGAAATCAAAAAGGAGAACGACATGAGCGTTATCGTGTGGGATGGAAAAACGGTTGCAGCAGACCGTCAAGGAACTCGCGGTGACGTAGCCATGACTGTGACAAAACTCCACAGGCTGAAGAACGGTAACATCGGGGGATTCGCTGGCAACATGGAAACGTCCCACCTACTGGTAGACTGGTACAACGCAGGGGCGAAGCCCGACGACTGGCCTGTAGAGGTTCAGATGAACGAGGACTTGCTTACTGAGTTTGTGCTGTTCACCCCGAAAGGAGCTTTCACCTTCGGGCAACTAGGCAGACCGATGGCAGTCGAGACGTGCCCGATGGCTTGGGGAAGCGGCTCAGACCTTGCATTAGGGGCGATGGAAGCAGGCGCAGGCGTTGTGCGCGCAGTTGAGATTGCGTGTAAGTTCAACGTGTATTGCGGCATGGGCGTTGATGTGGCTGTGATAAAGCAGCCTGCCAAGGCCAGAGTGCAAAGGAGTTAAAAATGAACATCTACTGTAAACTTGTTTTGATATGCGGCCTGCTGGCCGGAGCATATTTCATGCTGCCAGTCGAAAGATACGATAGCCAGTACATGCTGGAGTGTCCGCCTACCGTGCTGGACTTCAGTGGTGATATTACTACCGCTGGAACCTACTACGGGATTGACCGGGGCGTGGCCGCTCCGTCCCCTGCATTCGGATTGAAGTGCCGTTAAGGAGTTAGCCATGACACAGTACAAACTTTACAAAGTGACTCAGCCTGAGTTGCCTTACGTTCTGCCAACTGAAGAGATTGTAGGGCTGTTCTCCCCGACTCTCAATGGATTCACGGCAGCCAAGATGGTTGCCGACGAGCAACACGCTTTCAATCGTGCCTACAACGTGCAGTTTCAAGTACGGCTAGGCAAGGATGCTCAGGTCTTGTACTTGGGGCAGACTAAGGAACTCGGTGGTATCGCAGTAGCTACAGGCGAACCTCAACCCGAGTCTGATTAAATGACCAAGGCCGAAAGATGGCACATTACGCGGGTGAAGTGCCTGCCGTGCGCAGTGTGCGGCGCACATGCCCCCTCGGATGCTCACCACATTCTCGAAGGGCGAACTCCGGGTAGGCGGTGCAGCGACTTCTGTGTTATACCGCTGTGCAAGGACTGCCATCAGGATTCGAGAAACGGGATTCACGGTCAGCAGTTTATGTGGCAAGTGATGAAGAAAACCGAACTCGAATGCCTTGCTGACACAATCGAAAAACTGTTTTATTGAGGTGACGTGATGGCAAATTTACTGTTGATAGAGTGCCGGGAATCGCTTGACGGCTTTCAGCATACTGTATACTGTGACGGGCACAAGGTGTTGTCTGTGTATCTGCCCGGCGTAATAATCGACAGGATGGCACTTGAGGATTTCCGCAAGCATCCATTCGATTTTTCCAAAAGATACGACCTGACAACTGTGCAACACTTTACTTTGAAGAGGCCATGATGAAACGCTTATTGTCATTCGTGTTCACTCTTTCCGCAGCCCTTGCTCTGGCCGTGGCATTTGTGACCCCTTTATACGCGGCAGAGGCAGGCGAGCCTGTCACCTTGACCGCTGAACAATGGATGCAAGTGCAATCCTATTTGAGTCAGCAGTCACAGGAGATTTCCCAACAGTCTGCTGAAAAGTTTTACTGGTTTGACGCTTATACCGAGCTAAAGCAGTGCATCCGTGAGTCTGTTAAGAACGGGACTCCGGCGAATGTCTGCATCGGAGACTTGGAGGTTTAAATGGTTATCCCACCCCTGACACTCGAAGAGATTGCTAAGACTCACGACGCGCTGGCGAAGTGTGACGGCAACATTACCAAGGCCGCTACCTTGCTCGGAATTGGGCGTAGTTCAATGCAGCACAGGCTGCACAGGTACGGGCAACCTCCTTCGGCTGCGCGGCCATCGCCAAAACTTATCGAAAGCTCCGGCTTGAAGATTTTTGTCATGCCGGATGCACAGGTTAAGCCGGGGGTTGACACCTCTCACTTGGCTGCCGCAGGCAAGTACGTGGCGGAAAAGCGGCCTGATGTGATTGTCTGTATCGGAGACTTCGCTGACATGCAAAGCCTAAGTTCCTACGACATCGGCAAAAAGAGTTTTGAAGGCCGAACATACAGGGCTGACATTAAGGCTGCCAACGACGGAATGCGAAAGTTCCTTGCGCCTATCCGCGAAGCTCAGCGCAATTCTGACTGGAACCCGAGGATGGTCTTGACGCTCGGTAATCACGAAAACCGCATTACTCGTGCTATCGAAAGTGACCGCAAACTGGATGGCACGATCAGTTTGAGTGACCTTAACTACGAGAAGTTCGGATGGGAAGTTTACCCGTTCTTGGAACCTGTAGAAATTGGCGGCGTGATGTTTGCGCACTACTTTGT